CCGGTTGCTGCAATTCAGCGTGGCTGTAAAGCTTCGGTGTGTTAATTAGCATTTCTCATCTCTCCTTTGAAAAATATGCGGCCGCGTCTATCGTCCCGTCAATACCATGTTTAGCAAGTTCGATTGATACACGATTGGCCAATTCGCCAGCATCTTTGGTGTTAAGCGTTTGGGCGCTGGCAACATCCACCCCAAATTTATAAAAGAATCGGCGGTAACTTTCCGATTCCCCGCGCCCTTGTGCTGACTCAAGGCCAGCCCACCAGGCAATCATATTGCGTAAGGATTGTTGCGCTTCGCGGCGCTCCCAATGGCGTTTGCGTACCGCGCCCGCAACCTCCGGCGCTGCACCCCACGGGATAATGGCGTCACCATCAATGCGGGCGATATCCCCACGCAATGCGGCTAGTGTGGCCTCATCCAGTTCTAGTAAGTCACCATCAACAAATTCTGGGGCGCTACGATTCGGCGGGGGTGGGTAATGCCCACAGTAAGGGCAAGCTTTATGGATTCGTTCATAGGGCTGAATGCACTCGGGGTTAACGCACACGCGCATTGGTATGGCGTCAGACTTGCCAGAACTTCGGCGCTCCCGACGATCTAATGACCATTCGCGGCGGCTGTCTGGTAGCCCATGGCGTAGTACATTATTCACATGGTCAATGATGAAGGCCACAGGCTTTTCGCTGTTGGCAATTGCCGCTAGTCGGCCCTCATCGGTTAAATGCGCATGAACCGCGCCCGCTTCTTTGGATAGCATCAAGCGAAGCGCCCGCCCGAATTGCTGTGAGAATAAAGCGAACGATTCAGTAGGGCGTGCAAAGCTGACTACTTCAATCGCTGGCAAGTCAAAGCCTTCGCCGAATAGATCAACGTTAACCAGTTGCATCACTTCCCGCGCCTTGAAGCGGCGTAAAATCTGCGCCCGCAAAGCGTCTGGGGTTTTGGCGCTCACTACTTCGGCGGTTACGCCGGCCGCCCTAAATGCTGACGCAATTTCCGTTGCGGCTTCTACATCGACGGCAAAAGTCACCCCCAGTTTGCCCGGTGTCAGCTTGAGATAATGTGCCACCACATCACCGGTAATATGAGATTTGTGAACGGCCTTACGCAACTGATCGGCGTTATAATCACCGGTTGCCTGGCTCAAAGCCACTTGCGATAAATCAAGGTCTGACGGCGGCGCAAAGATTCGGTAATCGGTGAGATATCCCATGTTGATAATGTCGCGCATAGATGGAGCCAGAACCATCGCATCAACAAGCCCATCGGCATGACGCCCTAACCCTTTGCCATCAGCACGCAACGGTGTGGCCGTAGGTAGCAATGATCGGGCATTAGGGAACATTCCGGCGGCAATGCCCCACTTATTAGCCTTTAGAACGTGGTGCGCCTCATCCTGTACCACTAAGCGCACTTGCTTAAACCACGGGTCACTAGCATCCATGCGGATAACCGTATCAACTCCACCCACGCCAGTTTTTGCGTTAGGGTCAAAAAAGCTGTAACCCAATTCTGCAATCTGCAATGCGCTAATTACGCGGATTAAGTTAGACCCCTTTTTGGCTCCGGCAATCCGATGCCGCACACCGTTGCGGGCGAGTGCGATAGATATCTGACTGACCAATTCCTGACGGTGAGCAATAGCAATACTCGCCCCCGGTTCATCAAATAGAACCTTTGACAGAATGACAGTCTTCCCCGAACCAGTAGCGGCCACGGGCATGACGTTTAGCGCCCCGCTGTTCCAGGCTTCATAAATTCGGCGCTCCAAGTCGGCTTGAAACGGACGGAGTTCTACAGGCATTATTTTTAGTTTTCTATGTTGACGGTTGCGTCATTATCGTCTAAAGTTAGTTCCGCAGTCAATCACTTTAGGAGAAATTTTTATGACTATGCAAATCCAAGTAAACCCCGCTGGCTTGTCGCAAGCCCAGCGCGAAGCCGTTGCCGGTTTCATTCTTGCGTATCCGGCCAATGCCGCACAGCAAGTCAATGTCGAGTTGAATATTGACACCACGGAGGCCAAAGCCGCCATTACTGATCTAACGAACCATGTGCATACCGCAGGTGTTGGTAATGGTAACGGAGTTACTACAGCACCAAGCCCTGCCATTGCTGACATGGTAAAAGACGAAAATCAATTTCAAGCGGAAGTCGCCTTTAGTCATCCTGTTGATACCGTAGCTGCGGCGGCATTTGGAGCGCCACAAGCCCCTTTATCCCATGGGGCAATAAATGCCCCCTCTATTGTGGATGCCGGTCAGTCGTTGATTGCCCCAGAGGCTACAGCGGCGATTTCTTCAACCCCAGCCATGATCGCCCCCGCACCTCCTGTACCGACCAGCGAGAACGTGGCTCAAGTTGCTGCACCCCCTACGGTCAACCATGCCAGCGGCGTTGAAATCGATAAGCACGGTTTGCCATGGGATGCCCGCATTCATGCCAGCACCAAACGTAAAAATGCCGATGGTTCGTGGACGGCAAAACGCGGTGTAGATCATGCGTTGGTAATGCAAGTTGAGGCTGATTTGCGGGCGCTCATGTCGGCCGCACCAGCACCAGCACCAGCACCAGCACCAGCACCAGCACCAGCACCAGCACCAGCACCAGCACCAGCACCAGCACCAGACGCTTCACAGGATGCCCGTGCGCAGTTTGTCGCTCTTGTTGGCCGTGCGTCAGCTGCAATTCAATCCGGCAAAGTGACACAAGCCGAAATTGCAGAATGTTGCACTAATGCCGGTGTGCCGGGTCTGCCGCTGTTAGCTAATCGCCTTGATCTGGTTGCAACGGTTTCTGCCAGCGTCGATGCCCTGATTGCGACAAAGCAATGAGTGGCGCTCACTCAATCCTGCCGCCCTCCGGGGCGGCCGCCTGGCGGCGCTGTGCTTTATGGGTACAGATGAACCAAAGTTATCCGTCAGAGGATACGCCGGAGAGCCTGGAAGGTAATGCCGCGCATTGGGTGTTTGCCGAAATGCTTGCTGGGCAGATTGTTGCCGAAGGTTTGATTGCGCCCAATGGTGTTGTCGTAACCGAGGAAATGATTGAAGGTGGCGAACTGGTTGTAGAAACGGTACGCGCTCGAATTCCACACGAATTATTTGGTAATCCTAAAGTTGAGGAACGCGTGGATATTCCGTGCATCCATCCTCAATGTTGGGGGACACCGGATATTTGGGCATTCTCATTGAAGCCGTTTGTGTTGGAAGTCATTGATTACAAATTCGGTCATCGGTTTGTTGATGAATACGAAAACTATCAAGGGATTGCCTACATTGCCGGAATCATTGATGTGATTGCAGCAAAGATCGGAGAAGCCGCCGGAGTGATTGACCAGTTGCTTACAGTTAATTTCACGGTGATTCAGCCGCGTTGTTTTTATAAAGGTTCGCCGGTTCGCACCTGGTCGGTTAAAGCGTCAGATTTGCGGGCATATGTCAACATTCTCGGCATGGCTGCGGAGGCTAGTTTGGCTCCGAATCCTACGGCTTCGACTAGCGAAGAATGCCGCGATTGTCCGGGTCGCCACGCATGTCCGGCGCTACAACTGGCCGCGTATGCTGATGCCGAATATGCCGTTAAATCTTCGCCGGTTGAATTACCCCCAGCGGCTGCAAGTCTTGAACTTAAGATGTTGGAGCGTTCCTTAGAACGTTTGCAATCTCGGGTTGAAGGTATGCGTGAAGCCGTGGGGACATACATTCGTCAAGGTCATCATGTGCCGTGGCATAAAGCTGAACAGGGGTTTGGTCGCCAGCAATGGACATTACCCCCAGAACAGATTATCGCTATGGGTCAGCTGATGAATGTGGACTTGTCAAAGCCTGGCGTTAAGACACCAAAACAGGCTGCAAAATCCGGTATTGACGAAGCCGTCATTAAGGCTTATAGTGTTACACCATTGGGATCGGTAAAACTTGTTCCCGATAATCCTGCTGATGCCCGTAGGGTATTTGGCAACCAAAATTAAGGAGAGTTTCAAATGGCAAATAAAGTAAACATCACCTCACCCGTTGGCCGTATTGTCATGGGTTCGCTGTACGACCCCAGCACCACGGATGCCGAAGGTAAACCGCTGGTCGTAAAGACTGGTCCGAATGCAGGTCAGCCCCGCGTTAACTACTTCTTTGCATTGGCAATCCCAAAGAATCCTGGCGAAACCCATTGGGCGCAAACGGCATGGGGTCAGCAGATTTGGAATGTGGGTAATACGGCTTTCCCGAATGCCGCACAATCGCCAGCTTTCGCGTGGAAGATTGAAGACGGTGATAGTCAGATTCCGAACAAAAAAGGCCGTAAACCTTGCGACAATGAAGGTTGGCAGAATCATTGGATTCTTAAATTTTCGGGCGGTTTTGCGCCAAAGGCATACCAACAAGAGGGTGCCGGTTATGTACAGGTCATGCAAAAAGACTTCATTAAACCGGGCTATTTTGTGGAAGTCGCATTCAGCGTCGAGGGTAACGGTTCGCAGTCACAACCAGGCGTCTATCTGAATCATTCGATGGTTTGTTTCCGCGCCTATGGTCAGGAAATTCAATTCGGACCGGATGTTGCTTCTGCTGGCTTTGGTGCGGCTCCGCTGCCCGCTGGCGCATCAATGACACCGCCCGCTGGCGCTATCCCTATGCCTTCGGCTCCGGCGGCCGTACAGCCTATTCCGGGTGTTCCAGGTGTACCGCAAATGCCAGCGGCAACGCAAATGCCAGCCGCACCGGCTGTTGCTCCTGCTATTCCGGTTACTCCGAATCCGGGCTTTGTTCAAGTACCGCCGCCAGTTGCTGCCGCCCCCGTGGCTCCGGCTCCGGCTCCGGCACCCGCGCCTGTAGCCCCAGTACGTCAGATGACAGCCGCAGCCAATGGCATTGCGTACGAAGCCTACATTGCGCAAGGTTGGACTGATGCCCAGCTGATTCAAAACGGCTTGATGGTTGCCTAAAGTAACCGCCCGCCCTGCAACATTAGGGCGGGCATTTTGGAGAAAATTTAATGACTGAACAAAACGAACGACCTGCTTTGCCGTTTGATGATATCCGTGATGCTGGCAATTTCTTGATGAACGTTTCTCACGGTGAAGCTAAAGATGCTGGATGGTGGCATGATCTTTGCAGCGGCGAAAGCTTAATTGGTAAGCGCAATATCGGCGAAATGCTTTGCCTGATTCATAGCGAGATTTCCGAAGCGATGGAAGGTCATCGCAAAAGCTTGCCAGATGATAAGCTGCCACACCGCCCAATGATTGAGGTTGAATTGGCTGATGCCGTGATTCGTATTGCCGATTTGTCCGGTGCGCTTTCTCTTGATCTTGGTGGCGCTATTGCCGAGAAGCTTGCCTACAACCGCAATCGTGCCGACCATAAGCCCGAAAACCGCAAAGCTGATGGCGGGAAGAAGTATTGATATGAGTAAATGGGATACCCGCTTTATTGACTTAGCAAAACTGGTGGCCAGTTGGAGCAAAGACCCCTCAACGCAAGTCGGGGCGGTAATTGTCGATAAAGATAAACGCATCGTTTCAACGGGCTTTAACGGCTTTCCGCAGGGCGTGGATGATGAATCAACCGAACGTGAAATTAAGTTGCTTCGCACCATTCATGCCGAAGAAAATGCGCTGTTATTTGCTAGACGTGATGTGACCGGAATGACGGTCTACGTTACGCGGCCGCCATGTGCGCGATGTGCTGCAAAGTTGATTCAAAGTGGTGTATCCCGTGTAGTCTATCCATTACCCCCGATTGATTTTATTGAACGATGGGGTAATGAAATGCGCGAGGCGCAAGCGATGTTTTCACAAGTCGGTACCGTTATAACGGCTTTGGGTGAGTGATATGCAGATGATCGCACCACCGCCCCCGGCAGTTGCTACAAAGCGCCCTATTGCGTTTTACGATACCGAATGCTTTCCTAATTACTGGTTGCTTAAATTTCGCCCGCGTGGGGGTCAGGCTTATGGCTTTAGGCTACACGCGGGGCAATCCTTTAGCGTTGAAGAAGCTGCCCGCATTCGGTTGCTGTTTGATTCATATTGTGCTGTAAGTTTCAATGGTAATTATTACGATGTGCCAATGATTACCGGTGCGCTGGCTGGCTATACCGCCGAACAATTGAAATGGCTGAATGATCGGATCATTGTCGAAAAGGTCAAGCCATGGGAATTGGGCTTGCCGGAATGGCGGCCGTCAGATCATATCGATGTGATGGAAGTTGCACCAGGCGCAGGGTCGCAAAAGCAATATGCGGGGCGCATCCATTGCCCGACTATGCGCGATTTGCCATATGATCCTGGCCATTACGTTACGCCCGCTGAAATTGTTGAAGTTGATACCTATTGCGAAAACGATCTAGCGGTTCTTGAATCTTTGTTTGACGCATTAGCGCCCCAGATTCATCAACGGGAAACGCTCGGTAAACGCTACGGAATTGATTTGCGCAGTAAGTCTGATGCCCAAGTAGCTGAAACCGTATTAAAGCGCCGCTGTGAGCAAGCTATCGGACAACGTATATACAAGCCGGATATTGATTGGAATATGCGCTTTCGGTACAAAGTACCCGAATTCATTACCTATCAAATGCCACAGTTACAACGGGCTTTAGAATTGGTCAGGGAATCAATTTTCCGTTTGGGTGCCAACGGTAGTGTTGAAATGCCCCCGCAGCTTGAAGGGCTTGAAATTACCATCAACCATTCGACCTATAAAATCGGAATCGGTGGCCTTCACAGCAAAGAAAAGAAGCAAGTTCACAAGTCCGATGATTACTGGATCATCCGTGATAATGATGTGGCCAGCTACTACCCGTCTTTGATTCTGAACTCTGGCGAATGGCCACAGGCTCTTGGTCAAACTTTTTTGCGCGAATATGAAGCCATTAAAGACGAACGTTTAGCCGCGAAGGATTTGCAGGGCAAATTGAAGAAGGCGGGCGATACTTCAAGTGCCGAATATGAGGAAGCCAAAGTCGGAAACGAAGGGGGCAAGATCATGATTAACGGGACATTCGGTAAAACCGGAAGTCCCTACAGCGTACTTTTTGCACCGACGATGTTAATCCAGACTACCGTTACGGGTCAGCTATCGTTGTTGATGTTGATCGAATGGCACGAACTTTACGGCATACCCGTGATTTCGGCCAACACGGATGGCATTGTCATTAAATGCCCACGCGATAAGGTCAGCACGTCAGAGGCGCTAATTGTCGAATGGCAAAAGCGCACCGGGCTTGAAATGGAAACTGTGGAATATCGGGCCGTGTATTCGCGTGACGTGAATAACTATTTTGCGGTAAAGACTGACGGTGAAGTCAAGCGCAAAGGTGAATACAGTAAGGCGGGGCTTGTCGAGAAAAAGAACCCGGACGTTGAGATTTGCGCTGATGCCGTGGCCGAATTCCTAGCAACTGGTACGCCTATTCTATACACCATTGCAGCTTGTCGAGATATCCGCAAATTCGTAACGATTCAAAAAGTCAATGGGGGCGGCGTGAAGATGTGGGGCGAGGGTCCGCGTAAGGGCGCTCGGGTTATGGATATGATCGGCACGCTGATGGCTAACGGATGGGTTAAAGACGGACGCAAGTGGCGTAAAGGTGACATGCTCACCGACCCCACAACGGCATACCATTCGTGCTTTCAGCCCCAGACGCCGGAGTATCTTGGCAAGGTTGTTCGCTGGTATTACTCGAATCAAGCCCCTGGCCCTATCGTTTACGCCAGCAACGGCAATACCGTAAGCCTTTCCTATGGCGCACGCCCGTGCATGAATCTACCCGAAGAATTCCCTTCTGATATTGATTACGAATGGTATTTGAGCAAAGCCGATGCCATGTTGAAAGATTGTGGTTATTACCTGTTGACATAGGCAAATAATTAACCTATAGTAACGACATGCCCACACCGGGCTTAACTTGGAGAGGTTAAAAATGGAACTGAATATTAAGACTGCCAGCATTGCTGCCGCTTGCCTTTGTGCCGCAACCAAAGATATCCGCAACTATTTGAACGGGGTCTATATCAAGTCAGAAATGGGCGTGGTGACTGTTCAATCAACTGATGGTGCGATTGCTTTTGAAGACTGCTGGAACGATCAGGAAGCGCCCGAATTGTCTTTAATTATCCCGTTGGAAATCGCTAAAGATATTGGTAAAGTTAAGACGCCGCAAGTAACAATTACGGGGCCTGATGAAGCCGGACGTTATACTTGTGGCGGTCGCGTATTCAAACCGGTAGACGGTCGTTTTCCTGATATGGCTCGCGTTATGGTTGAGCGTAATTCGGCTAATGATGAACTGAAAGCCGATTATGATTTTAACCAGTTGGCTATTTTGCAAAAGGCTTTGAATGTTGCTACGGGGCGCAAGAATGCCCGTTATCGTATTCAAAACGCTCCGCTAAATAATGCTGGCCTTGTGTATCGTGAAAATGACAAGTATCCCCGCGCAATCATCATGCCGCTACTTGATAAAGCATTCCAGGCCAACTAATCATGCGTAAAGCTATCGTAATCGCGCTGTGCGCATTTTCTACTGTTGCCCATGCGGGTAACATTGGCTTTGGTGACAATCAATGCCTACAGGGCGTGCGTGCGGCGTATGAGGCGTATTCCATGACTGTTATGGATGCCAAATACCCAGACGCACAAAAAGCGGCTTTTGCGCTTGATTTTCGGCTGTCACAGCAACCATTTCCCGCGAATGAAGCCCACGCATATCGGGCGCTGACTTACATCACCAAACGCTTAAAGGATGCTGGCATTCGCTTTCAACAAGATAGCGAGATTCTAGCGGCCGCCAGCGAATACATTAAAAAGGAGTGCATGAAATGACATATAAACCAGGTACTAAAATCACTTGCCGCACAACGGGTTTGGAATTCGTTATTGCTGAATCCAACGAAGCGTTTACCTACTATCAGAATCATGGCTCCCGTGGTCAATGTCAAACCAACTTGTTAGCTGGCGAATTCATCATTGATGGTGCAGCATTGTCTGCGCTGGATAAACAGGAGGGGGGCGATCATTACCGAAAATTGGGCGCTTATCAACCATGGGAAGTTTTGCGCCATTGGTTGACACCCGAAGAATTCCGAGGGTACATGAAGGGTACAGCTATTGCCTACTTAGCACGGGAGCAAGACAAAGGCGGCATGCTGGATATCAAGAAAGCCACGCATACGCTGCAAGGGCTTACGGAATTGGTAGGGGGTGAATAATGGGTGCCCGAGAGTCCGCAGCGATGGCAGAGGCCCGCAAATTGGTTCTTGAGGGGGGTTTGTCACCTTATGCTGCCGCCCAACGCACCGGCATTACCAAAT